GGTGATACATTTGATTTTCATATAATGTACGCTGACCCGAACTAACTGTTTGGTGGTGGCTCTTGGGCTACGGGAGTCACCGCCTTACTTTACTAGGAGTATGTTATGCCAACCGTAGGCACCAAGCATTTTAGCTACTCGAAAAAAGGCAAGCGTGCAGCTATGAAGATGGCAAGGAAAACGGGGCAGAAAGTTAAGAATAAGAAACCTAAACACAAAAAATAAATGGCATCTAAAGTTGATCTGGCAAATGAAGCCCTGCTTGTGTTGGGGGCAAATACGATTACGAGTTTCACGGACAATGATTCCAATGCTGTTTTAGTCAACCGTTTCTACGACAGTGAACGGGATGCGGTGTTGAGAGGCCATCGTTGGAATTGTGCTATTACAACTGCTAATCTGGCTTCTTTAATAGGGACTCCAATTATTGCTTGGGAGTATAAGTTCACACTCCCAACTGATCCATATTGTCTGCGTGTCCTAGATGTGCGAACTGTTACTGGGGATATCAAGCTCGATTACGAGGTACAGGGCAGGGAGCTACTAACCGAGGAGTCAGCGGTTGATATCACTTATATTAAGAGATTGACCGATGCAAGCCAATTTGATGCCCTGCTGTATCAAGCGCTTGTGTTCCGCATGGCTTGGAAATTATCGTTCCCGATTACACGTTCTCATGTAGTAATGAACCACATGGGTACCATGTATGAAGCGATTATCAGGGAAGCACGGACGATTGATTCCCAAGAAGGCACCCCGGAAGTTATTGTATCTGATACGTTGACTGATGTTAGGCTACGCTAAATGGCTAAAACATGGCCTATCCAAACCAATTTTACCGCTGGTCAGTTATCTCCACGCTTGCATGGGCGTGTAGATATCAATAAGTATAATAATGGTTTGAAGTTACAGAAGAATGCTTACAGCCTTCCTCATGGCGGTGTAGTGCGTCGAGGAGGGTTTCATTATGTTGCAGGAGTACAAACAAATTCCAAGAAAGTAAGATTAGTAAGATTTGAGTTTAGCGTTACGCAAGCATACATTCTGGAATTTGGCGACCTTTATGTGCGCTTTTACAAGGATAATGGTCAGATAGAATCTGGTGGTTCTCCCGTACAGGTTACAACGCCTTTTACAGAAGCCCAGCTTTTTGATCTGTACTTTGCCCAATCAGCTGATACTCTCTACATAGCTCACTCCAGCCACGCACCCCGCAAGCTAACGAGATCAAGCCATACATCTTGGACTCTTAGCACCCTCACTTTTTCCTCTGCTCCTTCTAACTTTGCAGGNGGNGCAGGGGACTATCCCCGATGTGTGACCTTTTTTGAGGAACGGTTGTATTGGGCGGGTACGGACAACAACCCTCAAACGATGTGGGCGAGTAAGTCAGGCGACTTCTTAAACATGGATCAGGGCACGGGTTTAGATGATGAATCCGTAGAATTTACTTTAGCTACAGATGATGTGAATGTTATCCGCTGGATGAAGGCTTCTGATGTTCTTCTAGTAGGAACCGTTGGAGGTGAGTTCAAGTTACACGGCAACGGCAACCCAGTTACNCCCTCTAATGTCCGTGTCGTTCAAGAAACCAAGTACGGTTCCAGTACCGTAACCCCCGTCACTTCGGGGCGTGCCGTTCTATTCAACCAACGAGCCACTAAAAAGATACGCCAGATGATCTTCGATCTAAACGTCGAGGGTTATGTGGCCCCAGATTTAACGATTTTAGCCGAGGATATTACAGGCGATGGCATAACGCACATGGCTTACCAGCAGGAGCCTGATTCAATTATCTGGGCGGTGCGTGACGATGGCACCTTAATCGGACTGACTTACCAGAGAGATCAACAGGTAGTAGCTTGGCACCAGCACCCCATAGGGGGCTATTTCGGTGAAGCCACGATTACGGTGACTGACGCAGCTAATATTGCAGCAGGTTCCACGATTACCATTACTCTCTCAGATGGTACGACAGAGATAATGACGGCTACCGCTGATGACCCCCCGGCAAGCCCAAACGAATTTTCTTTAGGAGATGGGTCTAACAATGGTGTTGCTGACAATATAGCGATTGGTACTGGTGGTGTTTTGGGAATCAATGCTTTGACCAATTTAACTGCCCCGAATCCCGCAGCTAATGTAGTGACCGTAACAGATCAGGCTGCTGGGNTGAACTTACTTTCGATTACCAGTTCCGATAGCACACGGTTAACCGTCACCAACCAAGGACAGGCTGTAGTTGAAAGTGTGGCTGTTATCCCATCTGCCGATGGTAAATCGGATGAGCTATGGGCCAGTATCAAGCGTACCGTAGACGGTAATACCGTACGGTATGTAGAGTATTTAGATCCAGCTATTTTTGTAGATTCAGGATTAACGTACTCTGGGTCTGCTGTTAGNTCACTTAGTGGCCTAGATCACTTGGAGGGNCAATGCGTTCAAATCGTTGGAGATGACGCAGTCTTCCCACGGGCTATCGTATCCAGCGGTACGGTTACAACGTCCGCAGCCGTAAGCACGGCTTATATAGGGCTACATTACCCAACAGAACTGACAACGCTTCAACCCGAAGTACCCCAGAGAGATGGGTCGTCATTCGGTAAAAAGAAGTCTTGGAACCGTATTATCCTGAATCTGTATCAAACACTTGGGATATCGGTGAACGATAACCAGTTAGTCTTTAGAACTGGGGGAGATGCTATGGACTCAGCCCCACCTAAATTTACGGGGCAGTTCGATATAACCAGCCTTGGCTGGAAAGAGGTTGACGCAACCATTACGGTGAAACAAGAACAACCGCTAGGTATGACATTAATCTCAATGTCTGGTGAGTTGAATGTTAATGACTGAATCTCCACTTCGTCAATGTGGTGAGATTACAATTATTCCTTACGAGGTTGAGCATTTTGAACACTTACTGGTTAGACCGCATGAGGTAGGGATAAAAGAGGCGATTAAGCTGTCGGACACCCAATGGGCTAGGGCCATCAAAAAGGAGGCTGTAGAGGCTTATACTGCGTATTACAACGATAAGATCATAGTTATTGGAGGAATGAACTTATTATGGGAACACGTAGGAGAGGTTTGGGCGGTAGGCTCTCCACAGATTCCAAATCAGAAATTTACCTACTATAAGATTATGAAGTTTTTCTTGAACTATTTCCGTAACACGTATAAATTGAAGCGAGTACAGGCACAGGTCATAGCCGACTACACCATGCTACATGAGTTTGTAAAGAGACTAGGATTTAAATACGAGGGTACTATGCACAACTATTGTGGCGGTGCCATTGATAACTGTATGTACGCTATCTGGGAGTAAGGTATGGAGGCAACCACAGCAGCAGCGATATCAGCCGGGTCTTCCGTATTACAGGGAGTTGGTGGGTATAAGTCAGGTCAGGCATCCTCAGAGTCTGCACAGGCTACCGCTTTATACAACAGGCAGATATCTGAAATTAATGCCCAGATGGAGGCAAGCCGTGGCCTTGCCGTACGATCCATTGTAGAGGCGAATGCGGAGCAGATTGCTGAACAGGCAGTCTATAATGCGTTCATTATAGATCGTCAGGCCGAGGAGATTGAATTACAGAATGATTTCGATATCTTTATCGCTTCTCGCCAATATGATATTTTTACCTCCGAGAAGAGGGCTAGGTGGGGTACAGCCGGGGTAACAATGGCAGGTAGCCCAACTACCGTGGCAATCGCTGATGCGAATGCAGCTTCCCTAAACCTTGCTAATATACAACAGCGTGGGATTCAGGCTGCCTCCCAAGTACGCCAGAATGCTAATATGACGCTGTATAAGGGCAAGGTAGACTTCAATAACTTAATGCAACAAGCCTTTATGGAACAATACACCTCAGATATCCGTAGAGCCAACATAATTAACGAAGGAAGTATGAACTATTATGCAGGGCAAACTCAAGCATACGCTGCCCAACAGCAAGCAAATTCAGCACTTATAAGTGGTATCGCAGGGGGGATTTCTGGAGGGCTTCAAACTTATGCTAGTTTAGGAGGTTTTAACACCCCACCTGTAACTCCAGCAGCCTCATTAATATCTGATTTTGGGCCTTCTTCTTCTGGTTTTACATCGGCAGCACAAAACCAATCAATATTTGGACAAACACCAATGCAACCTTTCGGGCCACTACCGGGGTGAGGGCTAATAAACTATGGCTAAAATAGGATCACCATTACAAGTTACCGAACGAGTGCCCGTAAGCAATCCCGTCTTATTGCCTACTACTAGCCAAACTAGTGCCAATGTTCCGGTACAGAAGATTGACTACATGGATTATGGTATCGGACAGACTCTAGCCAAGTCCGGTCAGCTTGTGAGTCAAGAGCTTGGTAATATGGTGGATAAGGTGGGTCAGGCTGCCATCTACATAGATCAGGTGAAAAAGCAACATGATAAGGTAAAAATTGGATCGGAGTGGAATGCTCTTACTAATCAGTTTGAAAAAGACATGGCTAGTACCCGTGATTTAAGTGGTCGTGAAAAACTATACTCTCAATATACTAATCAAGTTTCAGAGCTAGAGAAAGCAACTGCGGAACGTATCGGAGGGGATCACAAGTCCCAAGCCTTCCTTGCCCAGCTAGGGGTTGATGCTAGAAAGTCAGCTTCAACGGCCTATGCAAAGATTGAAAATCAACGGTTCACTCAAACCGATAGCGCCCTAGTATTCCAAAACAAGGTATTGCAAAGCGAAATTGGCAACAAAGAATCCATTAATATAACTACTGCTCTACAAGAAGGCCTTGCACGCATTGACCAGAGGGTAGCGATAGGTTCTATTTCTCCTGATGTCGTGCAACTGCACAAAGACCTTTTTATCAAGCAAGGTCTTATTAATCGTTCGGAATTGATGGGTCGATCACTAGCGAGGGATTATGCAAGCGATCCGTCCTCGATGCCTGATACTGCTGCTGAAATGCTTGCCGTATTCAAAGGTCAGTTTGGCGACATTACTCTTAGTGAAGAAAATCACTCTGTAGCTTATCAGTCATTTCTAACAACTTTCCATAAGGAGGTTAGCAGACAGAATAGCATTATAACAGATCGAGAAAAAACCGATGCACTGCAACACAGAAAATTGATTAAGAAGACATTTGCGCATTTTGGGGATTTGATTGCGAAGGGTACCCTTACCGAAGAGTTTGCGGAGAAAGCAATAAAGTCTTTTGAATTACGGGGCTTGCATTCACAGGCTGTAGAACTAGGGGAGAAGATGGATGGATATTTTAATAGTACGCAAGCCAACGAAATGACCGTTGCAAAGTTTACCCAGCCTGATTCTGAAGGGTATCTTCAATTGGTGGCAGAGGGGTATATGGATATCCCAACTGGGCTTTGGGATGAGGAGGGGGTTCAAGCCTTTTTAAAGGCGCAGATTGGGCAGACTCATCCTGCGACAATAACCAAAATTATGCAGATTTTGCGTAGTCGAGATGTGAAAAAGGTTGAGGAAACAATAAAAAAGCAAAGGGTTCTAAACGTACTTATCCCGCACATCGCAAAGAGCCCTAATGTGAAGGATAAGTATATGGGGGGCCAAGCCACGCAGAGTTTTAGCGCAAGTGTACTTGGAACACCAGCGTGGGTTGCGGGTCAAATAAAACTTGGCAATGTTGATTTAGCTAATATTACAAACGCTGTAATGCGTAGAGTGGAGCAAGCATACAGAAATAGGGATCAAGACCCCAATAGCCCATTCTTAGAAAAGAACTGGAAGGCTTGGGAACCCCAAGAATGGGGGGAGAGGTATCGTGAATTAGTAACAACGATTTTCATGGAAGAGCATCAGGCTTTTCAGAAAAGTGAAGATGCGAGATTACATGATGTCATTCCTGAATTTAATCCAGATGAACAACAGGAAAAAATAGAAGAAGTTGATAAGGAAGCGGTTAAAGGCACCTTCCCCCAAAATCCCAAGCAAGCCAAACAACACCAAACGGATAAAGCCACTTACCTTAAACGAATAATGGAGCAAGCACGGGACGAAAAAGACGCTGCTCAGGAAATTCCGGACGAGGAAGAGGTATCGGAAGAGGTATCGGAGGGGGGCGAAGCACCCAATCCTTTAAAGGGTACCTTTGTAGGCGCAGTTGTTGAATGGGCTGCTGAAGTAGGAGATAGGTTTGGGCAGGGGGTAAATTCGGTAAAGGGTTCGCTTCTACGGGCAGTGGAAGGCCTTCCCAAGGCGGTTACTGGTGGAGTGGAAGCCCTAACAGACCTTGAAGTAGGAGGGCTTGTGACTGATGCGGTGACATCAGCAGCTACCATCAATCCAACCGAACAAGTTAGCAACGTATTTGAGACTAAGGCCCGTGAAAAAGCGACTGAGTTAAACACTCAGATGCGTGACGATTTGGCACGTTTCCTAAAGCAAGATGAACTTACAGCGGATCAGATAGCCGGGAAAGACCCAAAGGTTAATAAATTAGCTAACGAATGGATGCAACAATACTATAGGGATAATCCCTTCAGTTCGCTGAAGGCATTATCGGCTTGGTACCATGATGCATTTTCTGAGGTTATGCCAGATATTTTCTTTAATACGCTGGAGCGATTGGGAAAAGAACTTACTGCGATTAGATCGATTGTCCTAAAAGAAAAGGGTTTGACGGACGCTGACATTGAACAACATATGCCTTATTTCACCCAAAAGAATATATCCCCCACAGAGCTTCAGAATTTTTTAAACCCTCCAGAATCCCAAGAGGCTACTACTACAGATTATGCACCACATCAACAAGCCCTAAACGATGCTCCACAGATGCTTGAAATCAGG